TTTGAAAGTATTCACGCCCCCCGGCATTCCACAGGTGCGACACGTACGCGCCACGCGCGCGGGCCAAGTAGATTTCCTCCGGCTCCGGCTCCGCATGCGTGGCCGTGTCGAGCTCCGCATGCATGGCCTGGCGCGTGGCCGTGTCATAGTGAATCGGATCGCCTGGCCGGATCGGCGCGCCCGTGCGCGCGCACGTACCTTTATATTTTGCGTACATTGTTTTAATAGTCATATACAGCCCCATTGGACATAATTTTCGTCAGATTAGCCGCCGGTAAGCAACGCACGGTGCCACCGTCAGCGCGTGGCAGCCATGTGCCCGCAAAATCGACGGCCACCACCGCGCCGTCAACGGCCACCACGCGCCCGCGCGCGTCGGCAGCGAATTTATCGTGATCTAAACGCGCCACCACATGGCGAGCCAGTGCGACTTTGTCGCTGATATTAAATGTCAGTTTTTTCATTTACTTTACCCTTCATTTACTGTGATCGGAGCGGATTGTCCGCGCATGGCCACCATATGGCCATGCACTGAGAATCAAGCGGCCAGTTTGATATCTATCACGCGCTTTTTGGTGCCATGCGCTGGGAAGCCGACAATAACGGCCCGCTGACGTTGGCATAGTTGGCACGTCGCGCAGCTCACGTCGTCGCGCTGGGTTGCTGGGCATATGACGACAGCGCGGCCCGCCGGTGTGGTGGTGTTGGCCGTAGTAGTGCTGGGCAGCACGACCACGACGGGCCCAGCGGCATGATCGGCCAGCAGGTCAGCATCTTGCAAATCATTGGCCGATAGATTGACAGTGAAACCCCATTGATTAGCGTGGCGGATCCATGCGATGCTGGCCGCGTCGCGGTGGTGGCTGTAAGTGAATCCGCGTTTGCCGGTGTTGGCCGCGACCAGCTGGCCCAGTTTGACAGCGTCAACGGTGCCACCGGCCACCGGCAAGTCACCGGCTTGATTGTGCCGCCACAATTGACCGTCAGGCATGGCCGCAATTATGTTGGTGAATGTTGGCCAGTCGGTGCCGCGCGCGCCAGCGCTGACAGCGGCCCAGTGCAAAGCCAACGGGCCGCTAGCTGCGTAGCATTCTTTTTTCATATTGCAGTCGTCGGGGCAACTGGCGCGGTCGGTGGTGCTAACTGGGATCGGGCCGGTTTTGACGTTTGCTGATTTGAGGGTTAAATGTACTTGCATGATTTACTTTCGATTAGTTGATTGAATTGAATCGGTGACAAGTCACCCGCTAGCCCTCAAACAAGGGCTAGCGGGTGACTTGTCAAAGGGTTGTAGAGGTTGCGATTAAACGCGTCTGCATGTGCGCCGGATATGAATTAAAAATCTGACATAGTGTTATGTCGTCGGCGACTAGCTCAGTGGCTGCAATGACGGCCTGAATAGCGCGGAATTCAGTTTCAGCGTCTACGATGTACTGTTGACGGTTTGCGGCAATGATGTACTTTGTCATACTGTTACCCCATAAAATTCTTTGCCGCGAGCTTGGATCTGCTTGTTGGCTATGTCGTGCATCGTCCAGCAGTCTCTGTTGCCCCAATACGCGGCCTCCTCGTCGCTGTCTACGATGCTTTGCACTTCACGGGTAATTAACACGTTATGCACAATGTCAGAATTACGCGGAAACTGGTAATGCAACCAGTTGCTAAAAAAATTCAGGTATTCGGCGCGAGTTGATTTCATGGTGTTTTCCTTTGGTTAATTTACTGAACTCTCTATATATACATGAGAGAATCGTGCCAACTCTTGCAAGTGATTGATTTACATAGTATAGAAAAAACCCTATGTAAGGGAATTACTTACAAATATGTGGGTAATGTGGGTTTGACGTGGGTTAGTGGCATGACCCACGGAATAGCTATATGGGGCTTGATAATTTTCATGTTGTGGACTATGTACCCATTATTTTAGAAGATGTTAACTGTTGAATTAGATGTAATACTATATAGCTATATAACCATGTATATGGGCGGCGACCGCAAAATCAAATGACCCACATGTCCACACACGTTTCATATAGGCCATAAAATTACATTATAGGTATTATATTGAAACCTTATAGCCTACAATATAAATATAAACTTAATACTTTGCAGGTGGGTAAATCTCAAATGACCCACATGTCCACATGTTAGTGGCCACTAACTGGCGTGAAAATCTAAGTTAGTAACCGCTAACCAGGTGATGTAAGTACTCACTCACTTAAGTCTAGCCGTAAGTGTGCGGCCACTAACTTGCAGATGTAAGTGAGCACTCACTAACTTGTGGCCTGTAAGGATGCAGTAAGAATGCTTTTAGTTTGAGGGGGAGGGTAGGGCCCGCACGAAGGGCCAGCGCGTACGGAGCGTTCACGAACAATTTTTTTTTATTTTTAAATTGCCCACATGACCCACAGTCTGATATATTTCAATCGCTGGCGCATAGCACCTGGTTTGACCAACGCTCCTTAACTTTGTATTTCCAGAACTCCCTGCGCCAGCACCAACATTGCGGGGTGGAGAAGAAGTATCTCGTTGGGCCCATAACCCAAAGATCGCTGGTGCGAATCCAGCCCCCGCTACCATCCATTACACTCGCGCACATGACATTCCACAGTCTTCCATTTGAGCCGCGCAAAATCGTTGCGACCGAAGCGCGGTTGAACAAAATCTACGACGCCGCCAAGCTGGGCTTGAAGGGCGACGCATTGGCGTTGGCTTCCGGCATGTTGCCGACCGAGTACCGGCAACTGTGCGAGCTAGACCCCATCGCAGACCTGGCGGCGCAAAAAGGCAAAGCCGACGGCGAACTGGAAATGTCCACCTGTCTGCACAAGGCAGCCAAGGAAGGCGACGCTAAGGCGGCGCTAGCGATCCTGCAACACTCCCACGGTTGGGTGGCCAAGCAATCCATCAGCATAGATGTCGATCAGCGCATCAGCATCATCGGCGCATTGCGCCAAGCAGAGTCACGGGTTGTTGATGTGATCGCCCACGAACCGAGTCCTACGTTACAACCGAAGCTAAATGCAGAACACCATATACAGCGCTGAAGACGAACAAGAGTTGATGGCCAGGCTTTGGAGTCCGGCGATCAAGGACAACCCGCTGGCGTTTGTAATGTTTGCGTTTCCCTGGGGCGTTAAAGGTACGCCGCTGGAAAACTTCAGCGGCCCGCGCCGTTGGCAGCGCGAGGTGTTGCTGGACATCGCGGAGCACATCCGGCTCAACCAAAGCAAGCTGGACTTTGACGTGCTGCAAGAAGCAATATCGTCTGGCCGTGGTATTGGTAAGTCAGCTTTGGTCAGTTGGGTCACCATCTGGATGCTGGCCACAAGGATTGGCTCGACAACCATCATCTCGGCCAACAGTGAGTCCCAGCTCCGCAGTATCACATGGGCCGAGATCACCAAGTGGCTGGCAATGTCGATCAACAGCCACTGGTTTGAGGTGTCAGCCACCCGAGTGATGCCCGCCAAGTGGCTGACTGAGTTGGTTGAGCGCGATTTGAAGAAGGGCACACGCTACTGGGGCGTTGAAGGGCGGCTGTGGTCAGCCGAAAACCCCGACGCTTACGCTGGTGTGCACAACTTTGACGGTGTTTTGGTGATTTTTGACGAGGCAAGCGGCATAGACGACTCAATTTGGGCCGTTACTGGCGGTTTTTTCACAGAAAACACGCCAAATCGCTTCTGGCTGGCGTTTTCTAACCCGCGCCGCAACACTGGGTACTTCTACGAAGCGTTCAACAGCAAACGCGAGTTCTGGAAAAGCCGCGTGGTGGACGCTAGGACGGTCGAAGGCACCGACAAACAGGTCTACGAGCGAATAATTGCGGAATATGGGCCAGAGTCGGCGCAAGCGCACGTCGAGGTGTACGGCATGTTCCCCAACGCGGGCGATGACCAGTTCATTGGGGCTGACATTGTGGACGACGCGATGAAGCGGACAAAATACCAAGATCAATCCGCGCCAATAGTGATCGGGGTCGATCCGGCGCGGTTTGGAGCGGATGCGACCGTCATTGCGGTGCGCCAAGGGCGCGACATTGTGAAGATCATGCGCCACAGGGGCGACGATACCATGACGGTGGTCGGGCACGTGATCGAAGCGATTGAAGAATTCAAACCAACGCTGGTGGTGATCGACGAAGGCGGCCTGGGCGCGGGCATCGTGGATCGGCTCAAGGAGCAGCGGTACAAGATCAAGGGCGTGAACTTCGGAAATAAGGCGAAGAACCCGATCATGTATGGCAACATGCGCGCGCAGATGTGGGGCGACATGCGCGATTGGCTCAAGACGGCGAGCATTCCAAACGACAGGTTCTTGAAGACGGACTTGATTTCGCCTATGATGAAGCCTGACTCAAGAGGCACGATATTCTTGGAGTCGAAGAAGGACATGAAGTCGCGGGGGCTGGCGTCACCAGATGCCGCCGACGCGATTGCTGTTACATTTGCATTTCCTGTGGCGCATCGTGAGTACACTGAACCGACGCGCAAGGTATACTCTGGCCAACGTGCCGTAGCAACTGGATGGATGGGAGCTTAATATGCCACTCGTTAAATCAAAATCACCCGAAGCGTTTCGCAAGAACATCAAGGCCGAAGTTGCTGCCGGTAAGCCTGTCAAACAAGCAGTCGCAATTGCTTACGCAACCAAGCGCGAAGCAGAAAAGAAGAAGAAATAATGGCAGATTACACAGGCATCGCCGCAGCTGGCGCTGTGGCCAACGGTGGCGACAAGAAGACCGACTCTGGCATTCTGTCCACCGCCCGCACTCGCCTCAACATGGCGATCGCCGCGCTGTCTGAAAGTCGTGAAGATGAGATTGATGACCTGAAGTTCTACGCTGGTTCGCCCGACAACCACTGGCAATGGCCAGCGGACGTGTTGGCCACCCGTGGTGCTGTGCAAGGTCAGACGATCAACGCACGACCGACGCTTACCATTAACAAGCTGCCCCAACATGTACGACAAGTCACCAACGACCAAAGGCAGAACCGCCCAAGTGGCAAGGTTATTCCAGCCAATGACGACGCCGACGTTGAAGTCGCCGAAATCTTCAACGGCATGGTCAGACACATCGAATACATCAGCGACGCTGACGTCGCCTACGATACGGCGTGTGAAAACCAAGTCTCCTACGGCGAAGGCTACATCCGCATCCTGACCGAATACTGCGACGACAACACGTTTGACCAAGATTTAAAGATTGGTCGCATCCGCAACAGTTTCAGTGTCTACATGGATCCAATGATCCAAGACCCAACTGGCGCAGATCAAAAATGGTGCTTGGTCACTGAAGACATACCCAAAGACGAATACGCCCGCAACTACCCTGACTCAGCCCCGATCACCACCTTGCAATCAATGGGTGTTGGTGACCAGAACCTGAGCCAGTGGATAACTGAAGACACCGTGCGGGTGGCTGACTATTACTACCTAGACTACGACAAAGCAACGCTCAACCTGTACCCAGGGAACGTGACCGCATTTGACGGCACCCCAGAAGACAAACAACTGAAAGAGCTATATGGAAAACCTAAAAAATCTCGTCAATCTGATCGTGTCCAAGTTAAATACTGCAAGATTAACGGCTATGAAATTCTTGAAGAACGCGATTGGGCGGGGAAATATATCCCCATAGTCCGAATCGTTGGTAATGAGTTTGAGGTCGATGGCCGTTTGTATGTGTCTGGCCTTGTGCGTAACGCCAAGGATGCCCAGCGCATGTACAACTACTGGGTCAGCCAAGAAGCAGAAATGCTGGCCTTGGCACCGAAAGCGCCATTTATTGGCTACGGCGGCCAGTTTGAAGGCTACGAAACCCAATGGAAATCAGCAAATACGCAAAATTGGCCGTATTTGGAGGTCAATCCAGACGTTACAGACGGTCAAGGTGCAGTACTGCCGTTGCCTGCTCGCGCGCAGCCACCTATGGCTTCCAGCGGTCTGTTGCAAGCCAAAGCCGGTGCATCTGAGGATATTAAGTCCACCACCGGCCAATATGATGCGTCTTTGGGTATGAAATCCAATGAACGCTCAGGCAAAGCGATCCTCGCGCGCCAGCGCGAAGGCGACGTCGGCACTTACCATTACGGCGACAATTTGGCCCGTGGTGTGCGCCACATCGTGCGTCAATTGGTGGACTTGATCCCCAAGATTTACGACACCCAGCGTGTGGCTCGCATCATCGGCATGGATGGCGAAACCAAGATGGTCAAGCTAAACCCTGATCAGCCTGAAGCAGTTCGCAAGATCACTGACCCGAACAACCCCAACGTGGTGATCGACAAGATTTACAACCCAAGCGTTGGCAAGTACGACGTGGTGGTGGCGACCGGCCCAGGGTACGCGACCAAGCGCCAAGAGGCGTTGGAAGCAATGGCTCAACTGTTGCAAGGCAACCCACAACTATGGGCTGTTGCCGGTGATTTGTTTGTCAAGAACATGGATTGGCCAGGCGCGCAAGAGATGGCCAAACGGTTTGCCAAAACGATTGACCCCAAACTCATGGAAGACGGCGACAAGCCGCCAGAGTTGCAAGCCGCCGAACAACAGATTCAAGCAATGGGCCAAGAATTGGATCAGTTGCATGGAATGCTTACCAATGTCGGCAAATCCATTGAAGCGCAAGACATGCACCGCAAAGACTTTGAAGCTCAGGTCAAAGCGTACCAAGCTGAAACACAGCGAATTTCTGCTGTACAAGCCAGCATGTCACCTGAACAGATTCAAGACATTGTGCTGGGCACCGTGCATGGCATGATTACTTCTGGCGATTTGATTAACGAAATGCCTAGCCGAGACATGGATACTGGCCCTGAGATGCCGCAAGAAGGTATGGAACAACAAGGTATGCCGCCTCAAGGCGGTATGCCACCACAAGGAATGCCACAATGATGTACAAGGCCGCTGATTTCGTAGGTATGCTGTTTTTGGCCAGAGATGTGGCGCACAGCGTTCACCTGAACACTCGTAGCTATTCCAAGCACGTTGCGCTCAATATTTTTTACGACCGCATCATTGACGCAGCGGATGATTTTGCTGAAGCCTATCAAGGTCGTCATGGTTTGATGGGGCCAATCACACTGCATTCGGCCACCAAAACAGCCAACATCATTGATTTCTTGCAAGGTCAATTGGACGACATTGAAAAGTGTCGTTATGACGTAGTGGACAGAACCGATATGTCGCTACAACAATTGATTGATAATATCATTGAGATTTATCTGCGTACCCTCTATAAACTTCGCTTTTTGGCATAAGGACACATCATGGCAAATTACAAAGCTCTCACTGCCACAGCACAAGTAAAAGTTGGTGCAGGCAAACTTAAAGGCATTTTTGTCAGTTCTGGCACTGCGCCCACTGTTGCTGTTTACGACACCGACACGGCCAGCACCAGCGGCACCACATTGATTGCGACGTTTATCGCGGCTTCCCCAGGCAACTATCCGTTGCCAGGCGACGAAGCGGGCGTATACTTCAGCAAAGGACTGTATGTTGTACTGGGTGGAACAAGCCCAGTTGCGACAGTTATTTACGATTAACCGTACTGGTGCGGATCACCAGGGAATCTTTGAGATTCAAAAATGACTGAAGAAGTCCAACAACCCTTAGCGGAAGTAGACTCCGCGCCCGCAGCAGAAGTGACGGCCACTCCTGAGACAAATGTAAACGCGCCGGAAGTCGCTGATGAAGCAAAAGAATCAAGGGTTTTTACCCAAGAAGAACTTGATGCAGCAATCGGCAAAAGGCTTGCAAGAGAACAACGTAAGTGGGAAAGAGAGCAGACTCAACGCCAAGCGGAAGCCCAAACGCTGAGAGCGCCAGCAAGTATCCCGTCAGTTGATCAGTTTGAAAGCACTGAAGCCTATGCAGACGCATTGGCCTATCAGAAAGCCGAACAACTGCTTGCCCAACGAGAACAAGCACGGCAGCAATCTGCAATCATTGAGTCTTATCACGAACGCGAAGAAGAAGCTCGGACAAAGTACGACGATTTTGAACAAGTCGCCTACAACCCGAAACTTCCAATTACTGACGTGATGGCTGAGTCGATTCGCGCCTCGGATATTGGCCCTGAAGTAGCTTACTACCTCGGAGCAAACCCCAAGGAAGCGGAACGAATTTCTCGTCTTGCGCCTATCGTGCAGGCTAAAGAAATTGGGAGAATTGAGGCCAAGATGGCCAACGATCCTCCCGTAAAACGAACCTCGTCTGCGCCAGCACCGATTTCGCCTGTTACTGCTCGCTCCTCTGGGGGCCCAGCTTATGACACTACTGATCCACGGTCTACCAAGACCATGACGGATTCGCAGTGGATTGAAGCTGAACGAGCAAGACAACGAAAAAAGTGGGAATCGCAAGCCAACCGCTAAACAATTTTTGAAGGATTTTTTCCATGTCTAACAGTATCTTAACGATTGACATGATCACCAGAAAAGCTCTCGAGATTCTCGAGAACAACTTGGTGCTCACCCGTAACGTGAACCGTCAGTACGACGACAGCTTCGCTGTCGAAGGTGCCAAGATCGGTTCAACCCTGCGTATCCGTTTACCCGACCGCGCTCTGGTAACTGACGGTGCCGCCCTGCAAGTTCAGGACGACAACGAACAGTACACAACTCTGTCTGTTGCTTCACAAAAGCACATTGGCGTGAACTTCACTTCTGCTGAATTGACCATGCAATTGGACGATTTTGCAGAACGTGTTCTCAAGCCCCGTATTAGCCAATTGGCTTCCAGCATTGATGCTGACGTTGCCAATGCTTACAAAACCATTGGTCAAACTGTTGGCACACCTGGCACTACTCCTTCTTCTTCTTTGGTGCTGTTGCAAGCCCAGCAGAAGCTGAATGAATCTGCCGCTGTGATGTCACCTCGTTATGCCACCGTCAACCCTGCTGCAAACGCTGGTTTGGTCGAAGGCATGAAAGGTTTGTTCAATCCCACCGACACCATCAGCAAGCAGTTCAAGAACGGCATGATGGGCACTGGCGTGTTGGGCTTTGACGAGATCAACATGTCTCAGTCAATCAAGCAACACACTACCGGCACTCGCGCCGCCACTGGCAACACCACTGGCGCTGCTGTGACAACTGAAGGTTCTTCTACTCTGACATTGACTGTCGGCTCTGGTGAACTGATCGCTGTTGGTGACGTGTTTACGATTGCTGACTGCTACGCTGTGAACCCACAAACCCGTGAATCCACTGGTTCGTTGTTCCAGTTCGTTGCTTTGGCTTCTTCAACTTCCACCACCACTGCTACAGTGACCGTGGCTCCTATGTACTCAGCAGCTCATGCTCTGGCTACCATGCTGACTTTGCCTGCTACCAGCAAAGCCGTCGTGTTTGTCGGTACGGCCAGCACTCAGTATCCACAGAACTTGATCTATCACAAAGACGCGATTACTTTTGCAACCGCCGACTTGTTGCTGCCTCAAGGTGTCGATATGGCTGCTCGCGCTGTCCATAACGGTATCAGCTTGCGCGTTGTTCGTCAGTACGACATCAACAACGATCGTATGCCTTGCCGTATCGACGTACTGTATGGCTACAGCACAATTCGTCCACAGATGGCTTGCCGTCTCTGGGGTTAATTTAAATAATTTTTCAAGGAATAAATCATGGCTACATTACCTAATGGCGCAGGCGGTTACCAAGTTGGTGACGGCAATCTGACAGAAGCTCAACTCGTTGTACAAACTATCCCCGCGTCTTTGACTGCGGATACCACATTGACTGCTGCTCAAGTAGCAGTCGGTTTGGTTGTTTGTGCAAAAGCCTCGGATGCTACATTGACAGTTACTCTGCCCACAGCAGCGTTGCTTGATGCAGCTATCCCAAGCGCAAAAGTTGGTTCAGCTTTTAGCTTGACAATTTGCAACAACAACAACACTGGCGCATCGTCTACCGTTCCGGTCACAACAGGCACTGGTATTACGATCTTTGGCTCAGTCACTGTCCCACGTTTCGGTGCTTACACCTACCGTTTTGTGAAGACTGGCGACGCAGCTTATTCGGCATTTTTGATGTAATTAATGGGGGCTTCGGCCCCTATTTTTAAAGGAAAAAATCATGCCAAATACTCAAGCAGTAGGTGTTGCGTATAGCGACCCCGAATTCACTACCTGCTACGCTAGTCAAGAAATTGGCTACAGCGCAGCAGCCCAAGGCGCGGTAACGCAGTTAACCAGCAAATCCACAGGCGTGACGCTGAATAACAGCGCTGGCCGCATCACAATGAACAACGCGGCATTGGCTGGCGCTACTGCTGTGTCGTTCATTTTGACCAATAGCTTGATTTCCATCAATGACACAATCATTGTGTGTGTTTCTAGCAATACTACGGGCAGTGCTGCGGGGGCTTACACCACTTACGTTTCGTATTTGGCTGCTGGCTCTGCTTTAATTACGTTGCGAAATTTGACTGCTGCCACTTCATATTCTGAAGCTGTCATCATCAATTTTTCCATCATTCACGGCGCAAGCTAACCAAACGGGGGCCTAAACAGCCCCCTCTTAAACTATGGCTGTTATTTACATGTCTCATGAAGTTCACGGTGCCAAGGTTGCAACGATGGAGCTTGAAGCTGTGGAAGATGAAAAGAATGGCTGGGTGCGATATACTTTAGACACGCCTGTTGAGGCGGCTCCACTGGAAGTCAAACGTCGTCGTAGCCGATCACCAGAGGTGGTTGAACAAGGAGCTTAAACATGGCCACATACACTGCTGGCGATCAAATCAATAGAGCATTGCGATTGCTTGGCGTGTTGGCTGAAGGTGAAACTCCAGCCGCGTCCGTGTCTCAAGATTCGCTGATGGCGTTGAATCAAATGATCGACTCATGGAACACTGAGCGTTTGGCTGTTTTCAGTACCCAAGATCAAATATTTACTTGGCCAGCGGGTCAAATTAACCGCACCCTTGGCCCAACAGGTAATTTTGTAGGTAACCGGCCCATATTGTTGGACGATGCTACCTACTATCGTGACGCTAGCACCAATGTGTCTTACGGCATAAAAATGATTAACCAACAGCAGTACGATGGTATTGCTGTTAAAACCGTGACATCTACATATCCGCAAGTCTTGTTTATTAACATGACTTACCCCGATGTTGATATGTACGTCTATCCACAGCCCACGCGGGATTTGGAATGGCACTTCATTTCGGTTGAGGAATTGACTCAGCCCGCCACTTTGGTGACCAACATCCTGTTTCCACCAGGCTATTTGCGGGCGTTTACTTACAATTTAGCAATGGAAATTGCGCCTGAGTTTGGTGTGGAGCCTAGCCCTCAAGTGCAACGCATTGCAATGACCAGCAAGCGCAATCTGAAACGCATCAACAATCCTGACGACATCATGTCAATGCCTTACGCCATTGTGGCCAGCCGCCAGCGTTTCAACATCTACGCCGGTAATTATTGATGAAGACACCGATTCTTGGCGCAAGCTACGTTGCCCGCAGCGTCAATGCTGCCGACAATCGCATGGTCAATCTGTACCCAGAAGCCACGCCAGACGGCGGCAAGGAAGCGGCTTTTCTGACGCGCTGCCCTGGGCTTCAGTTTTTGCAAACCATTGGCACCGGCCCGATCCGTGCCCTTTGGGCGCATCAGACCAACGGGTCGGACTTTTACGTCGTGTCTGGCTTGGAAGTCTATAAAGTCACAGGGCTCACCAATGTACCTAGACTGCTTGGCAACGTGACCGGCACAGGCCAAGTATCAATTGCTGACAACGGCACTCAGATATTCTTTGCCTGCAATCCTGACAGTTACATCTACAACGAAGTCACAGATGTTTTTCAGCAAATCACTGATCCAGATTTCCCTGGCGCAGTGACCGTGGGCTACTTGGACGGCTACTTTGTGTTCAATGAACCTGACAGCCAAAAGGTGTGGGTGACATCTTTGTTGGATGGCTTGTCTGTCGATCCGCTGGACTTTGCCAGCACTGAAGGCTCACCCGACGGTTTGGTGGCCATCAACGTAGACCACCGCGAAGCATGGATGTTTGGCACCGACTCAATTGAAGTCTGGTACGACGCAGGATTGGCCGACTTCCCCCTGACCCGTATTCAAGGCGCTTTTAACGAGATCGGCTGCGTGGCGGCATTTTCAGTGGCCAAGCTGGACAACGGTTTGTTTTGGCTGGGCACTGACGCCCGTGGCCAAGGCATTGTCTACAGAGCCAACGGCTACACCGGCCAACGGGTGTCCACCCATGCTATTGAGTACGCAATTGCTCAGTACAGCGACATTTCAGACGCGGTGGCCTACACCTACCAGCAAGAAGGCCATGCTTTTTACGTCCTGACGTTTCCCACCGGCAACGCCACATGGGTGTTTGACGTGGCTACCCAAGCATGGCATGAACGTGCTGGCTGGGACAACGGAGAATTTACCCGCCACCGATCCAATTGTCAGTGCAACTTTGGTGGCAACACCATTGTGGGCGACTTTGAGAATGGCAACATCTACAAAATGACGTTGGATGTCTACGCCGACTATGATCAACCTCAAAAATGGCTGCGCTCATGGCGGGCGCTGCCCAGCGGCACAAACAACCTCAAGCGCACCGCGCACCACAGTTTGCAATTAAATTGCGAATCAGGCACGGGGTTGGCTACTGGCCAAGGCGATGACCCACAAGTTATGTTGCGTTGGTCTGATGATGGCGGCCATACTTGGAGTAACGAACACTGGTCACCTATGGGCAAGATCGGTGCGTACTACCAGCGAGTGTTTTGGAGAAGGCTTGGCATGACGCTCAAGCTGCGGGACAGGGTTTATGAAGTGTCTCAGACTGATCCTGTAAAGGCAGCCATCATGGGCGCTGAATTGATTCTGAGCCCGACCAATGCCTGAACAACTTAATATAACGAACCTACCTTCGTCGCGCGTCGAGTTTATCGACCCTCGCACGGGGTTGATGTCGCGTGAATGGTACCGGTTCTTTTTAAACCTGTTTACCTTGACCGGCGGCGGCAATAACCAGACATCTTTGGATGACCTGCAACTTGCACCGCCGTTTGTGCCATCTAGCGGCGGTACAGGTACGGTTACTTCGGTTGATGTGTCTGGCGGCACCACAGGCTTGACCACTTCTGGTGGCCCAATTACCACCAGCGGCACAATTACTTTTGCTGGTACGTTGAATATTGCCAACGGCGGCACGGGTGCCACAACAGCCGCAGGCGCTCCATTTGCGCTCAAAGGTGCCAACGCCGACATTACCAGTTTGGCGGGGCTTACTGGCCCTATCAGCAGCCCAACCTATGTGCAATTTGGCAGTGGGTCAGGCACTACATTAGCCGCTGGCCGCATGTGGTACGACAACTCCACGGGTTCGCTTAACTTTGGTATGGGTGGTGGCAACATTACCCAGCAAGTTGGTGAAGAGCTATTTATTTACGGCAAAGCCTCTGCGGCAATTACAGACTCCCCGCTTCAAATTGTTTACCATACCGGCACGGTAGGCGCTAGCGGCGTTATTACGTTTGCCCCTACGATTGCGGGCATTACAAACGCAAACGACATTGTTGGCGTAGCTACTGAAAATTTGGCGCTTAATGATTTTGGACGAGTCACAACTTATGGTCTAGTACGTGGTATTACAACCAACGGCACTGCTTTTGGTCAAACTTGGGCTGATGATGACGTAATCTGGTACGACCCAGTAACTGGCAACCCTACTAACGTTGAGCCTGTTGCGCCTAACATTAAGATGCAAATTGGCCTTGTGGTTAGCGCAGGCTCTGGTGGTTCTGGCTCGTTTCAAGTAGCCTTGCAGCGTGGGTCTACGCTTGGCGGCACTGACTCTAATGTGCAGTTTGGCACTTTGGCCAACAACAACCTGATTGCCTACGACAGCACGTTAGGCTATTGGAAAAACGTCACCGCGACCACTTTGGGCTTAGGTACGGTTACTTCGGTGGCCGCATCTGTGCCGTCGTTTCTATCAGTTACCGGCTCACCTATCACAACTTCAGGTACTTTAGCCATTTCCTACTCAGGGACGGCTTTGCCGGTGGCTAACGGCGGTACAGGCACGGCCACACCCGCGCTGGTTGCAGGCACCAATGTGACCATTTCAGGCACTTGGCCAAATCAAACAATCAACTCAAGCAACCCAGGCGGCACGGTCACTTCGGTCGCTGCTACGGTGCCTTCATTCTTGTCTGTCACCGGCTCACCAATTACTTCATCTGGCACCTTGGCCATCACCTACTCAGGAACGGCGCTGCCTATTCTTAATGGCGGTACAGGTCAAACTACTGCCACCGCAGCATTTAATGCCTTGTCGCCCATCACAACCGCAGGCGACTTGATCCTTGGAAACGGCACCAACAGCGCCACAAGGCTGGCCATTGGGCTAAATAACTACGTTCTGACATCCAACGGCACCACGGCGACATGGGCAGCGGCCAGCGGCAGCGGGGCGACGATCAGCAATGACGTAGCCACATCAACCAACATCTATCCCTTGCTTGCTGCGGCTACGTCAGGTGCTTTGGCCACGGCGTACACCAGCAATGCCAACCTGTTGTACAAGCCGTCTACAGGTGAATTCTTGGCCCAGCAATTTAACGCAGGGAATGGAATTTACGTCAACAGCAAGACGGTTGCAACAAGTTACACTATAGCCACTGGAAATTCAGGCATGTCGGCTGGGCCGATCACCATCGCCAGCGGCAAGTCAGTGACTGTTTCGTCCGGCTCCCGTTGGGTAATTCTGTAAAAAGGTGCTTCAATGACTGTAACCGCCAAGAATCTAGTTCCAGCCAAGACGGTCGAGGCCACGCAGACCACGCAATATATTGCCAATGGTGTGACCACGATCATTGACAAATTCACAGCCACCAATTACAGCGGTTCTGCGGCCACCATCAGCGTCAACTTGATCACCGCCACGGGCACCGCCAGCAACGACAACTTGATTGTCAAAGCCAAATCCTTGGCCGCGTCTGAAACGTACATTTTTCCTGAGCTTGTTGGCCACATCTTGCCATCTGGCGGTTTTATTTCGACAATCGCAGGCACAGCCAGCGCCATCAACATGCGCGTCAGCGGAAGGGAAATCTCGTGAACGATGTAATAGCTTCTGATTTAATGCAGGGTAAAGTCCAAGCGTTGCAAGATGCTTTGATGGCTTTTGAGCCTTATCAACCTGAAACTGAACATGTGTTCCACGGCGGTATGTACTGCCGTAAAGTCTTTCGCCATGCTGGCGTTTTAGTGGTTGGTAAGGTTCACAAAAAAGAACATTTTTATTTGATAGTGTCGGGCACAGTAGCAATCACTACCGACGATGGGGTGCAGCGTGTAACAGGGCCACATTTGCTGTGCAGTAAGCCTGGCACCAAACGCGCGGTGTACGCGGAGACAGATGCGCTGTGCATGACGTTTCACAGAACTGAATCTACAGATGTAGAAGCAGCAGAAGAAGAACTTGTTGAAGATGAGCCTAACAGTATGTATGGCATCGGCAACCAAGTAAAAGTTAAGGAGCTAACATGACTTTTTGGGTCGCAGGAGCTGTAGTAGGCAGTTCAATCATAGGCGCAAACGCCGCAAATAGGTCTGCTAGCGCAATGGCGGGCGCGTCTGACCGCGCTGCGGATTTGCAATACGAACAATACCAAGACACCGTTAGACGTCAAAAACCGTTTTATGATGTAGGCGTTAATGCGTTGCCGGAATTGGTTGAAGCGTCAAAATACAAACCGTTTGGTATGGATCAGTTTCAAGCCGATCCAGGTTACGCATTTCGATTAAGCGAAGGCACAAAAGCCTTGGAGCGATCCGCTGCGGCCCGTGGTGGTTTGCTGTCTGGCGGCACTGGCAAGGCGCTTACGCGATTTGGCCAAGAAATGGGCTCGCAAGAGTACACCAACGCATTCAATCGCTATCAGGCCGAGCGTACCGCTCGTCTGCAACCTTTACAATCATTGACAGGTATGGGTCAAAGTACAGGCCAACAAGTTAGCCAAGCGGGGCAAAGTATGGCTTCAAATGTTGGTGAAGCTATTGGCAGCGGCGCGGCTGCACGGGCGTCTGGCTATGTAGGCGGCGCAAATGCGCTAACCGGCGGTTTAAATACTTACTTGAATTATTCAAATAGCCAAAATATGTTGGGTGCATTAAGAGGTGGTGGAAACGGTATTCCATTAGGCCCAACCGGCTCATACCCGACTAATGCCTCTGGCGCTGTTCCATTATATTAAGGACTAAACCATGCCTATTGACCCTAGAATTTCACTTGGCGTTCAATCACTTCAGTTGGCTGATCCGTTGGCGCAGTACGGCCAAATTGCGAATATCCAAAATGCGCGAAATCAAAATGCGTTGGCGCAGTATCAGTTGTCTACTGCTCAACGTGAGCAAGAGTCGGTAAATGCTTTGAACGAAGCGTATGCAAAAGCGTATGACGTTAGAACAGGCAAGATAGACCGCAATCTTCTACGCGAATCTTTGGCTAGAGGCGGTTTTGGGTCTAAGTTGCCTGGGATTGAAAAAACGCTTACCGAAGCCGATAAAGAAGCGGCGCTGCTTCAAGAAGTGCAAGGCAAAGTAGCGGCGCAACCAACAGCATTGGCCAAACAACAATCTGACTTGCTTGATGCAAAACTAAAACAATCCCGCGCGTTTTTAGATACGCTTGACCCCGCCGATCCAAACGCGCCTGCAAAGTATTTGCAATGGCATGAAGCTAACCATACAGACCCAATTATTGGCCCTGCGTTAAAAGCGCGAGGCGTGACCGCAGATCAATCGCGCGCTCAAATTGAAGCCGCACTTGCACGAGGCCCACAAGCCTTTGCTGATCTAATCAACGGTTCCAAACTTGGCACTGAAAAGTTTATGGAGTTAAACAAGCCAAATACAACTACGATTAATCAAGGTGGTCAAACGCAAGTGCTTCAAACCCCTGGACTTGGTGGTACGCCCGTATCTAAGGGGATATACGCCGATGTGCCGTTGCCGCCGCTTGTGGAAGCACAAAAATCACGAATTGCTAAAGCTGGCGCGTCAAATATTACGATGTCCACCGAAAAAGCGTATGGCAGCCAACTTGCGGGTAAAGTAGCTGACGCTGACATTGCTAAATTAACTACCGCAGAAAAAGCGCCGGAAATGGCTGCAAACGCTGACCGCGTACTTGATTTGCTTAAGCAAGGCAACGTATTTACAGGCTCTGCTGCCGATATTAAACTTAATATCGCCAGAGGTTTAAATATTCTTGGCGCAAGCAACGACGAAAAAATTGCAAACACTGAATTGTTAGTTTCTGGTTTAGCAAAGAACACTTTGGGCGCGGTTAAATCGTCAGGTTTAGGTACAGGTCAAGGATTTACAGATAAAGACTTGTCGTTTTTGCAAGATGCTGAAGGTGGCCGCATCACGCTTAACGCGCAAACTTTGGAGAGATTGGCTAGATTGTCTCGCAAAGCCGCAGAAGGCAGTGCTGAAGCATGGAATAAACGATCCAAACAAATTCCCAAAACGGCAACCGAAGGCACGGGCCTTTCTACTGAGCCAATTAACGTGCCTAAACGTGTAGAAGCCGCGCCAGCGTTAACTGCGGTTAACCCAAAAACAGGTGAACGCATACAGTCTCTTGATGGTGGCAACACTTGGAAACCAGTAGGAGGTAAATAATGGCTTTACCCGCTGGATTTGAACTTGAACAAGCCGCACCGCAGCAGCCGCCTGCGGGCATGAAGTTGCCGCTAGGTTTTGAAATGGAAACCAGTAGCGGCATCCCTAAACAACGCAGATCGTTTTCCGATGTACCTAGCGAAGCCTTAGCTAATCTTCCGTCAAGCGCGTCCAGTTTTTACAAAGGTTTGGTAACCGCAATTACAAACCCTGTGCAAACAGTGTCGGGCGTGTTGGATGTTGGGGCTGGCGCGTTGCAAAAATTGTTACCTAAAGATTTGGTAGATATGGTCAACCAAATTGACAACAACCCTGAAGCAGCTAAACGTGCTGTTGATGCGGCTAATGCTGTTGGTGGCATGTTCAAAGACCGCTATGGAAGTGTTGAAGCGTTAAAGAACACTTTGGCGACTGACCCTGTGGGCGCAGCAGCCGATTTATCTACGCTGTTCACCGGCGGCGCATCAGCAACGGCGCGTGTAGCGCCCGCCGTATCAAAAGTAATGGGCACAGTTGGCAAGTACACCAATCCATTGGCACCTGTCACTGCGGCAGTTGGATATGGAACAGCGTTGGGTGCTAAAGGCGCAGGAAATGTGATTGACGCAATCACCGGTGATCGTGCGGCAAACCGCGCGGGTACTATTGTTCGCAACGCGCTAACCGAAGAAGGCAGAACGCCGCAAAATTTAGCTGCGGCGCAAAATGCCTTGGCCAACGCGCAACCTAACATGACAGTACGGCAGGCTTTGGCTGATGTGACATCACCACAAGTTCAATATCTTGGCGAAACTGTTCAAGCTAAGACTGCACCTGGACGCGCTTTGTCTGTGCAACAAGCTCAAGAAGCCGACCGTTTGGCACGTCTGCAAGCTGTTACGCCAAGTTTAAAATCCGCTGAAGCTATGCGGGGCAACGTAAGCGGCCCGTTGTACGCCGCAGCTACGCAACCCACTACAGCAGTAAACGTGTTGCCGTTGACGCAACAAATTGACGGTTTGCTCGCCGCAAACCCAGGCAACGCCAAACTGGTGTCTGCATTGAACCAAGTCAAAACTGGTTTAGAAGCAAGCACAAATGCTCAACAAGTTTCTTCGGTATTGGACAACCTTAAAGATTTGATTTCCAATAAAGACAACAAGTTTATTGTCAAGAATCTGACCAATGTTAAAAGCACGATTGAACAAGCGTTACCTGGATACCAACAGGCGCAGCAAGTCTTTGCCGCCGCGTCACCACCAGTTAACCAAGCCAAAGTCTTGAACGCTATGACAAACGTGCTTGAGCAACCGCTGGGCGTTGGTGAACGTGCGGGGCCGTTTATGAACGCATTGGGTCGTGGTGAGTCGGCGCTACTCAAAAAAGCGACTGGCGAAGCGCGATACTCTGATTTAAGCCAAGTGTTGTCTCCGCAACAAATGAATGTCGTTAAAGGCGTTGAGTCTGAATTGAAACGCAATGCTGAAGTTGTCAGTCAGACGCAAAAAGGCGCGGATGCCATGAAGATAATCATGGACGCTAACCAATCCAAGTTCCGCTTGCCAAGTTTTCTGGATGTTAAAGTAACTTTGACAAACCAAGTGCTTGATATTCTTAAAGGCAAGATGAGCACCAATGTACTGAAAGAATTGGAAAAAGGATTTGCGTCTGCGGATAACTTTAAAGACCTTTTAGGTAAAGTCCCCGCATCGCAACGAATTGATGTTCTCAAAGCGCTTGGCCAAGCCCAAAGTGAGTTAAGCCCCACCAAACTTAACATCATTACGCAAACTCAAAATGCGTTGGCCCCCACGCAAGAAAATCAAAACGCTTTGAGTGAGCCTTTAAAAGTTGAAATTAGAGGTTTCAATCGTGAATAACAAACTTGAGGTAAACACATGGCTGGTTTAACCCCCTCCCCCAAACAACAGATTTTCGGAACGGATGGCCTGCCTCTCGTCGGCGGCAAAATCTACACCTACGCAGGCGGTACTTCAACGCCTATCGCCACCTACACCGACTCGACTGCGACCACGGCCAACACCAATCCAATCATCTTGGACTCGTATGGCCAAGCCAATATCTGGTTGGTCAACACCACCAGTTACAAGTTTGTGGTCAAGACTGCTACGGACGTGCTGCTTTACACCGTAGACAACATTTCCATTCCGTTGGACGTGCTTGGCCTTGCCTCACCCCCACCGATTGGCAATACCACACCCAACACCGGCGCGTTCACCACGCTGTCGGCCAGCGGTGCCGTAGCGTTTGCTACTACCTTGGGCGTGACGGGTGCGGTGACCTTGGGCAGCACCTTGACAGTAGCTGGCCAACTGACGTTGAACAACACGGGTGCAGCCAAACTGAGCGTGGGCACCACCGTCCAACGCCCCACAGCCGTTACCGGCATGGTGCGCTACAACACCACCACCGGCAAGTTTGAAGGCTACGGCGCAACAGCGTGGGGAGCCTTGGGCGGCGGCGCAACTGGCGGCGGCGCTGACCAAGTGTTTGTGGAGAACGGCCAAACTGTGACGACAAGCTACACTCTCAGCACTGGCTTTAATGCAATGTCCACCGGCCCGATCACGTTGGCCAGTAGCGTTGTGGTCACTGTCCCTACCGGCGCTCGCTGGGTTGTTCTGTAAAGGAAATATATGTCATCAGTCGTTATCTCAGGAGACACCAGCGGGGCGGTAACAATATCAGCGCCTGCGGTGTCCGGCACAAACACGCTGACTTTGCAAGCCGCCACTGCGACAAGTGCTGTCAATACATTGGCAACAGCGGTTGCGTCAACATCTGGAACAAGCATTGACTTCACAAGTCTACCAAGCTGGATTAAACGAATCACTGTAAATTTTGCTGGCGTAAGTACAAGTGGAACAAGCGTAATACTTATCCAATTAGGGGATTCTGGCGGTATTGAAAATACAGGATACACCGCAGCGTCTTACAACGATACAGGCGGCTCAAACTCTACTTCAAGTGCTGGTTTTTCTGCAAACCAAGCTAGTGTTGCTGCATCAGCTTATAACGGATCGATGACAATAACAAGCCTGGGGTCAAATATTTTTGCTGAAACTGGAATTTTCTACAGATCAGGAACTGCTGGCATGGCGTATTGTGCTGGCACTAAAACACTTTCAGATACATTGACGCAAATACGCATTACAACAGTCAACGGCACAGACACATTCGATGCTGGCACTATCAACATTCTGTACGAAGGATAATCATGTCAATACTTGCTTTAACTTCTAACACGCTATCAAGTCCTGCCGCCGCAGGGCAGATCGAATACACAAGCCCCATCTTTGCCGCTACACCTATTGGTACACAGCGAGGCATTGTTCCTACTCAACAATATTACAGATTGAATTCTGACTATGTTGGTTCAAACGTCAATACAGCGCAGTCTATCTTTGGTGTTGGTGTGACGCTATCAAGCAGCACTGTGTACGAAATTGAAATGGTAGTTGCGTTCAATAAATCTGCTGGCGCAACTTCACATACTTTTTCAATTGGTTTTGGTGGTACAGCGACCGTGAACAATATGATGTATGAAGCAGTAGCAACCTCTAATGCCACATCCTACGCAACTTCAACAGCATCATTTTTGCAAACACTTCAAACGGCTGCATCACAACAAATTTTTGGCGCGGTAGCCAGTGCGACTTATTTCAACATGATTGTTGTAAAAGGCACAGTGTCAATCAACGCTGGCGGCACATTCATTCCGCAATACACGCTGTCAGCCGCCCCAGGCGGGGCTTACTCAACAGCCGCTGGTAGCTACATCCGAATCAATCCGCTTTCCGCATCTGGCGCAGCGACTAACGTGGGGACATGGGCATGAGTACAGTAATTGATGGATCAGCAAGCGTCACGATCAACTCTGGCGCAATTCTTGGCATTACTTCTGGCACTGCGGTTGCATCTACCAGCGGTACAAGCATTGACTTTACAAGTTTGCCAAGCTGGGTGAAGCGTATCACGGTGATGTTTAATGCTGTGTCTACTAACGGCACAAATATCCCTCAAATTCAAATAGGTTCTGGTAGCGTGGTTACAACAGGGTATAACTCTGTGGCAGGATATACATATTCTACTTCTACTGTCACCAGTTCAGCAACATCAGGATTTATTTTAGTAGGCGCGGGATCAATTGCAGCTACTTTTAGTATGTTTGGAAGTTTTGTTTTAACTAATATTTCAGGAAATACATGGGTACAAGCTGGAATTTTATCTAACACAGTTGGAACAGCAACTTCATCAGCATCTGCTGGTTCTCTTGCACTTAGTGGCACATTAGACCGCGTTCGCATTACTACGGTAGGTAGTACAGACACCTTTGACGCTGGTTCAATCAACATCCTTTACGAGTAAACATCATGACACACAGAATCGTAGTAAACGTAGAAACAGGCGTAGTCTCTCAAGTTGAGTACACCGCTGAAGAACAAGCTGCATACGATGCGGCTGTGGCTGCACAAGCAGCAGAGGCAGAGGCTGTGGTAGTAGTGCCGCCAACTGAGCCAGCAGCATGAGCGAAGAAATTGAAATAGATTTTGCAGTACATGAAGCTGTTTGCTCTGAACGCTACGCGGCCATTGAAAAGTCATTTGTCGATGGCGACAAGCGCATGACGCGGATTGAATACTTGCTCTACGTGCTGATTGGTGCCGTGCTACTTGGTCCAGGCTTTGCCGGTGATCTGGTCAAAAAAATATTGGGGCTGTAAATTGATCCGATCAGTTTGCTCATTGCTGCGAATTCCTGTGTTCAAGGAATTACAAAGCTGTGCGACCTGTACAAGCAAAGCAAAGCCAATTTCATCAAGATCAAGTCCACCGCTACAGAAATTGCATCCGACGCTCAAGCAGTCAGATCATGGTGGCAGCGACTGTTCGGAGCCGCGCCAGCCAGCCCCAAGCCTATGGCGAAAAAGGAAAAATTCGTTGACTACAACGAATCACAAGCGATGGCAGACATCGTTGCCGAGCTAACAAAATTCTGGACGCTGCAAGATAAGTTGGCCGAGTTTTTGAGGGCAGAGGAAACAAAGGCAAAAGTCTATGATCCAAACGTCACCAACGCCGAGCAGATGAAAACCGCGATGAACCGGATCATGTGCCAGCAAGAGATGGCCAAGCTGGACGTGACGATCCGAGAGATTATGGTGTACCAGACCCCTGGCCTTGCTGACCTGTACACCCAGACGTATGCGATGCGCGGCGTGATCCGAGAGCAACAGGAAAAAGCCAGACTTGCAAATGTTTCACAGGAAAGGCAGGCGCAATGGCGGGAAAGAAACCTACGAGCAAAACTGGCGGCAGTAGTAGTGACTTCTATATTCCTGCTGTACCTGTGGTTGTGGCTCCTCCTCGTCAGTCGCTGGGGGAAGACATGATGGGCTGGGTGGCCGCTGTGGTGCTGGTCGGGCTGCTGCTGCCCTTGCTTGGGTTCCTGTACGTGGACATTTTGGTGGCCAAAACCGAAGTCAAAGCGCAAGTTGAAAAAGTTGAACGGCTCAGACAGAAACTTGAACAGAAAGAACGAGATGATTCCAATAATCGCATCCCTCCTCGGTAGCCTTGCCGAAAATGGGCTGGGTCTGCTCTCCAGCGCCATCCAAGCCAAAGGCAAGGAAGTTGTTGAGAACACCTTGGGCGTGAAGATACCCGACGCGCCCACACCTGAAGACGTGGCCAAACTGCGCCAGTTGCAGTTCGATCATGAGGAGCGCCTGCTGGAGTTGGGTATCGAGAAGGCCAAGATGGAACTGGCCGAGCTTGACCTGTTGGCCAAGGCCGCGCAAAACGACGCTGACAACATCACAGACCGCTGGCAAGCTGACATGGCATCAGACTCTTGGCTGTCCAAAAACATACGCCCCATGAGCCTCATAGCGATCTTTCTGGGGTATTTCTTGTTTGCCATGATGTCTGCCTATGGGCTGAACGCCAATGAGTCCTACGTCACGCTGCTGGGCAACTGGGGCATGTTGATCATGGGCGCTTATTTTGGTGGCAGGACTGTTGAGAAACTGGCTGAAATGAGGAATAAAAAATGAGTTTAAGCACCGAACAAGCCGCATTCTTACTTGATGCCTGCAAACTGATCCAATACGCCACTGAGCAAGGTTTTATGGTTACTGGTGGGGAACTAACCCGCACACCCGAACAGCAGGCTATTTACGTCAAAACAGGGCGTTCTAAGACAATGAACAGCATTCACCTGAAACGGTGCGCCATTGATCTAAACTTTTTTAAAGATGGCAAGATTGTCTGGAATAGAACGATCATTGAGCCGTTGGGGCTGTACTGGGAATCGTTGCACCCGAAGAACCGCTGGGGCGGTCACTTCAGTAACCTGGTTGACTGCCCGCACTTTGAACGCAACGTCTAGTCAGCAAGGATCACCAACAACAATATGACGCCGCCGATGCCGATGACGGCACCTAGCAGCAGAATGAAGATGGTTGTGATCATTTGATCAACTCCCTGTACGCCTTGATGGCATCTTTAAGATCATTTTGCAATTGCTCAATATGGTCTTGCTGATCCTGCAATTTCTTGTATGACTCTTGGGCAAACTTGACCAAGTTCTCATGGCTCCATTTTTCAAACGCTGGCATCGCGCTTCTCCTGTAAAAGTTTTCGCAACCACTTGGTGGCACCAATTTTTAACCATTGCTGATACTCAGACTCAGTGAGCCGAATACCAATCGCCCTGCCGGACTTGGTCAGTTCAGTTTTTGGTCTGGGCATGGGTGCTGCTCCGCTGTTGTTCTGGTTAGAAAGACGTGGTTGCACTCTGTGCAGCGCCACACAAAACCTTGCTCCACGATTGTGCTGCGCTCACCATGTTGGCCGCGCAGCTTCCCTAAGAATGTTCTAATTGTTTCAAGCATTGTGTTCCTCCCATTTTTTGCATAGTTCTTTGACCGTCTTAGTCTTCTTCTTTTTAGCGCAAACTGCGCTCACAGATTTGTACTTGGCTTTAGCTTGCAAAGTCATTGGTACTGGCGGCTCGGGGTACAAGCCATGCCAGCCAGCGGTTCCCAGTACAGCACTCAGGATCAATCGTTCAATCAAAATTCTTCTCCTTGAGCCTGGCTTCAATTGCTTGGCAAAACACATATGAATTTACATCGTGATGCACAGCCCGGACTCCTGTGTAAATGTGGTCAATATCTTCATCAGTCAGTCCTACCCATGTGCGCTGCAATAAGGTGGTGTCGCCATACACAAGTGTTCTAATTTCGTGACCCTTTGAAACTAATGACAAGGCCCATTCTTTTTCATTGGTATAGGCATACAAACGCCCATCCTCACCTTTGACTGCTGGCGAAATACTCCAAGCCGCAGGCTCTTGCTCTGTGCGCTGTGGTGGGCGGGTGTAGGACGACAATCTGTTAATAACGTCTTGCCCAGTGTGTCCATCGAATTCAAACAATGCTTTTTCTGTTTCTTTGATTTGAAATAAGCCCCAATCTTTTGCCTCATAATGATTGCTTATCTGTCCGTTAGGAAGAACAGCAACAACAATAAACCACCCACCACCAAAACAAAGTTCGCCATCATGATGTCGCCATGATTTATGAACAGAGCATTTCCCGCTTGCCGACCATTCATTAAACAATGCAATGTTGTATGCCTTGCGAAACTCATACAGTTCGTTGAACGTGTGGTATCCATCTGACGTATTGCCATCAATAGCCACAGGCTCTTGGCTTTCCAACTCTTTGATGGCTTGTTGCAGGGATGTGATGGCATCGTGCATTTTTTCTGCTGATGCGTTGAATTCATCGTTGTTTGTCCAATCAATAGACACCTCAGTTTCCAACGCATCAAGCGCCTGTTTCAATACTTCAATCATGTTCAGTACCTGTACTTAGGGGCGCACGTCACGTCAGCTACGACATCGGCGGTGTGGTTGTTGATCTTACGTTTACCAAAAATCATCACCGCGCGCAGGCCAGAGCTTTCACACTCTTGCACGGCCAAGATCACCTCGTTGCGGCTCATGGCGTGAATGTCCTTGTCCAACACCATCTTCTGTTCTGGCCCGCCAGCAGAATCGCCCAGGCTGGCCTGCCAAGACGATCCCGCCGCGCATCCGGTCATCAATAAAAATAAAAGATACTTCATGGTTGTGTCGCCTCATGTAAAAGTTCAATACGTTCGCGCGACGCCCTGAGCGTGGTGTAGCGTTGGTGCAGTCGCTCCAACACCACCACACGCTTGGCGTTCGCCCGCTCATGGGTCAGCATCTCCAACACTTTGTCTTCGTCAAAGGTCTTGAGTTGTTCATTTAATTTTCGCCAAGTGAGTTGCAACTTTGTCCTCCAGTTTTTTAACTAACGTCATGCTCTTGCTCAACTTGCGCCAAGCGGCGTTAAAGTCTCGCTGGTAAATTTTCTGAATAGACTTCTCAGCTTTTAACTGTGTCTTCCAATTGTTCAAACGTACACTCATTTCAACTCCTCCATTGCAATATCCGATATAGCGCGTTTGTCGTGCAACGCACCCCAGATTTTTTCATCCACAGTTTTGTTGGTCATCATCACGTACACCCACACACTGTGTGCTTGGCCTGAGCGGTGCAGACGACCAATGACCTGTTCGTACAATTCCAGACTCCACGGCAAGGACAGAAACACCATGTGACAACCCCCAAACTGGAGGTTGAGCCCGTGGCCTGCTGACTTTGGATGGACAAGTAGTAACTCGATTTGCCCCGCGTTCCAGCGTTGAATGGCGTCCTTGTCATCAAGGGTTTGGGCTCGGGGGTAGCGGCGCTTAAGTTCTGCCAACTCCTCTTGATACGTGTAAGCAATGATCGTATTTGCTCTTTGATTTTCATTTAACAACTCCTCAAGTCGGTCAAATTTATGGGTGCTGAACCACACTGGCGTCTGTGTGACAATGAACTTACCAAGTATGTCGGAGGCTTGCTTGCGTGTGTCGTACACAAACCCGCTGGCCATCTGTTGCAGCTTGCCGGTCACCACGCCCGCGTTGATGGCCGTGACATCCAGCGCCTGAAAATCCACACGCATTTTCTCGTAGGGCTTGCGGTCTGGCATGTCGCATCGCACTTCAATGACGTGCAACGGCGGCAGTTTGTCTTTGTAATCGCCAGCGTCCAAGACATAGGTGGCCGGTTTGATGCGCTCCATGACGTTGGCCAGCGCGCCAACACGCGGTGCCCACTCGCCAAACTCCTTGTTGATCAGCACGAAGTACTGTTGCATGAACGCGCCTTTGGAACGGCCAAGCAAAGTCTGGTCAACGATCTTGCATTGGCCAAACACATCTTCCAAGCCGTTGCTGGTGAACGAACCGGTCAAGCCCCAGCGGATGGTCATGGGGTCGATCACCTTCAGCAGCGCCTTGAAGCGTGTGCCGGATGGATTCTTTAAACGTGTCAGTTCGTCAAACACAATGGCGTCAAAGTCCAGCGCCTGCTCGGCCAGCCATTGGATGTTGTCGTAGTTGCTGACCACGATCTGCGCCTTAGAGCGCAGCGCGGCCAGCCGTTCCTTTGGTGTGCCCACGGCCACGGCCACCGGTGTCGCTGGTGCCCACTTGGGTTGCTCGACAGGCCACACGTCGGTGCAGACGCGCTTGGGTGCCAAAACGAGGAACCGCTTGGCCACACCGTTGGCCAGCATGGCCTGCATGGCTGTCAAAGTGATGGCTGTCTTGCCAGCGCCAACTGGAGCCAAGATCATGGCACGGTCACGCTCGTAGAGGAAGTCAGCGGCTTCATTTTGGTAGGGTCTTAACTCCATTCGCGGGCTCTGATTGCTGCTCCTACCGCGCCCATAAAAGATGCTTTTGTGTGTTTATCTGCAATTTGCGCGCACGCTTCCCGTTCTTTAGCCGCCACCAGTTTGGCAAACGCTTCAAGCATTTCCATTGGCACACCATCAACATCAGCTTTGCAAAATTCATCTTCAATTTCGCGGTAATACATACCCGCTTCAATTGCTAATTGTTTTAATCCACTCATCAATTTGCTCCTTTGTTTATAATTTCTGTTTCAAGATATGCCTCTATGAAGGCTTGCGCGACTTGCGGGACGATGGCATTACCGTAGGCGCGCAAACGTCCCACTCTGGCGGTAGCCCCATAAGCCAACGGGAATGTGCTGGGTTCAACTGGGCGGGTTTTTCCGTCTTTACAGTCAATCCAATCGGCGGCTGCCCAAAAGCCAGTTGTGCCGTTACGTCCAACGTGTCCGTGCTGATCTTGCCGTCCCTCATGCGCCCCCCCACGTACCCACCCTTGTGATCCCGCGTCGATGTCGTCGGCCAACTCGCTAGATTGGCGGCTACTGTTAACGGCAGTCCCCCTTGCGCGTATGGTTTCGTCCGATTTGACGCGGAGTCTACTGTCGGCGTCGGCCAGCTCGCTAAGTGAACCTCGTCCCTCAGTTTGTACTTGCCCGCTGTGCCTGGGCGTATCTCCATCACCCCCCCCTCGCCGTCTGACCGCTGGGGACTGCGCCACGAAGTACAGTCGGTGTCGGATATGCGGCGCACCGACGCCCGCAGCAGGGATACCCGCAGCCCCAAGGATGTAGTTTTCTCTTTCCACGTCAGATTGAACAAGGTCGAGCCATCCGTACTTAATTGCGCTTTCAACTTGTTCGCCAAAAACAACGTCAGGTCGGCACTGCTTGATAAGCTCAAACCAGACTGGCCACAAGTGGCGTTCGTCGCTTGTGCCTTCTCCATTACCGGCAACACTAAAGGGTTGGCACGGGCAACTACCTGTCCAAACAGATCGACTATCAGGCCATCCTGATTGACGTAATGCGTGGCTCCAGACTCCAATACCCGCAAAGAAATGGCACTGGGTGTACCCTGTAAGATCGCTTGCCTTGACATCCACAATACTCCTTGTATCAACATCGCCAGACGCAATGTGACCCGCGTCAATTAAATTCCGAAGCCACTGCGCGGCATACGGGTCTATTTCGTTGTAATAGGCTTTAGCCATTCATCCACCTGTTCTATCGTCCATAAACACGCATACTTCTGATTCAGCAAAGTCATGTCTGACATGAACATTTTTTGCAACGCTGACAGCCTGCCGCCCTTGGTCTTCAATTCCACAAACCATGTACTGCCGTCAGGCAGACACGCGATTCTGTCTGCTACGCCTTTGCGCCCAGGTGACGTGAACTTCCACGTCTTGCCACCAGCGCGCTCAATTGCCCAGACGAAATGATTTTCAACTATTTTTTCTTTCATGTCAAAAAGTTTAGCACAGATTTATTTTCTGTGCTATAGTTCAGTCTCAATCAATTACAGGAGAGTTCAATGGATCACAGTAAGATAGTCGGCGGCTCAACCGCCAAGCGCGTTATGAATTGCCCAGGCAGTGTGGCCTTGGTGCAAAAGATGCCACCCCAGCCCAGCAACAAGTACGCCGACGAGGGTACGCTGTTGCACAACGTCATCGCTGAAATAGTGATGTCAGACGAACACCCTGAGTCATTTCTTGGCCGCACTTATAACGACCAAGTGCTGACACTTGATTTGATTGACAACAAACTGGTGCCAGCCCTTGCGGCGCTTGACGTGATCGACCCCAACAAGGAGATGGAAATTGAAGCTGAAACTCGCGTTGGCTTTGGTGATTTACTGCCTGGCGTATTTGGTAGCACTGATCTTATCGGGCGCATCGGTAATCGCGCAGTTGTTCTCGATTGGAAGTTTGGTGATGGTGTTGCTGTTGATGTAGAAGAGAATTCTCAACTGATGTTTTACGCCGCTGCGGCTATGCGTACCGAAGAAGCCAAGTGGGCGTTCAAAGACGTTGAAGAAATCGAAATGGTGATTGTGCAACCGCCGCAGGTCAAGCGTTGGGTGACCACACCGGCGCGTATTGCCCAGTTTGAAAAAGACTTGGTCAAGGCCGTCAAGTTGGCCCAGCAACCGAATGCTGAACTGAAGATCGGCGACCATTGCCGTTGGTGCGCGGCCAAGCCTGTGTGCCCACAGATGACCGGCGCTGTAGACCGCGCGCTGAAGACGCAAGTTGAAGCTATCGACGTGCAGACGCTAGGCTCGTACTTGGCCAACGCTGACGTATTGGAAGATTGGATTAAAGACTTGCGCGCGCTGGCGCATCAAATTCTGGACAGCGGCGCGCCGGTGCCTGGGTATAAACTGGTGGCCAAGCGTGGCACACGTCAGTGGGTGGATGAGGACAAAGCCGAAGCAGCTTTGATTAAACTGAACGTCGCCCCGTACAAAGAACCTGAGTTAATTTCTCCAGCGCAAGCGGAGAAGGAACTCAAAAAGAGCAAGTTGACATTGGCCGACGATCTTGTCGTGTCAGTGTCTTCAGGCACAACATTGGCAAGCGCGGATGACCCGCGCCCAGCAGTGTTGCAAATCGGGAAGCAGTTGACTGCCGCCCTTTCTAAACTTCAATAAGGAAAATCATGTCCAATTTAGTAGCGTTCTCTCAAGCTGGCTTGCCAGCAGTTTCCACACTGTCATCCGCACTGCGGGCGATCCAATCCGATGTCGGCCCTGCCGGTACAGCTATCCTCAAAATGGATAAGACTGGCCACTGGGTCTTCGGTGCCGATCAAACCGAAGTCGAAGACGACAGCAAGTGGGCGATCAACCCTTTCTCCTTTGTCCACGGTTTCATCGCCTGGGGTGACGGTGAGGTGTTGGCCGAGAAGATGGCCAGTGTCAGCCAGCCGTTGCCCGAACTCGACGAAGCGCCTCCGGGTGCCAAGAAGGGTTGGGAGACACAGGTCGGCCTGAGCTTGAAGTGCATCAGCGGCGAAGACAAGGGAATGGAAGCGCGTTACACCACCACGTCAGTGGGCGGTAAAAAAGCGGTTCAGTCCATTGCAGTCGCCTTGGCCGAGCAGGTTGACAAGGATCAAACCAAGCCTGTGGCCATCGTGCGTTTGCGTAAAGACCACTATGCCCACAAGAGCTACGGCAAGATTTATACGCCTGTGTTTGAGGTGGTCGAGTGGGTCAGCATGGACGGTGAGCCTGAGCCTGCAAAGGTTGAGGAAGCCCCCGCTGCGCCAGCAGGTCGTCGCCGGAGGTCAGCATGAAGATAGAACTTGACGTGCAAGAAATCAACGCTGTGATGGCGTTGCTGGCTTCGCTGATGGACAAAATCCGAATGCAAGCCCAAGCGCAGATGCCTGCGCCTTCAACGCAAGAGTAATCTTCCTGATGCCGCGTGACAGGCGGCATTGGAAAGGGGACACAGTATGAAACACGTTATTGGTTTGAGCGGCGGTAAGGATTCAACAGCATTGGCGCTTCGTCTGATGGAAGTTGAGCCGCGCGAATATGAACTGATCTGCAACGCCACCGGCAATGAGTTGCCAGATATGCTTCAGCATTGGGCCACGCTGGAGCAGATACTAGGTTTGCCTATCAAACGAGTTGGCCACACGACTGACTTGTATGGTTTGATTGATGAGCAGCAGATGTTGCCCAACTTTCGCGCCAGATGGTGCACTCGCATTCTGAAGATTGAGCCGACTATCAAATACTTTGAAACGCTGCCTGAAGGCTCAGTGCTGTACGTTGGCCTTCGCGCTGACGAAGAAGCGCGGCGCGGCATCTACGGCGAAGACATGAAGATTCGCTTTCCCATGCGTGAGTGGGGCTGGAAAGAAGCAGACGTGTGGGAATACTTGGCCAAGCGTGAAGTCACCATACCCCGCCGCACTGACTGCGCCGTGTGCCCGTACCAACGTCTAGGCGAATGGCGTGATTTGTGGCGTGACTATCCTGAAGAGTACGCCAGAGGCGTGGCCATTGAAGAAAAGCTCGGCCACACATTCAGGTCGCCCCAGCGCGACACTTGGCCCGCGTCCCTCAAAGAGTTGGCCGTTGAGTTTGAAAGTGGGCGCAAGATTCGCGGCGAAGGTAAAGTACCAACGTGTAGGGTTTGCTCATTGTGACGCTTTGGATCGACTTTGAAACGCGTAGCCAGTGCGACTTACCCAAGCACGGTGTGTACAACTACGCGCAAGACCCCAGCACTGATGTGCTGTGCATGTCTTACGCTTTTGACGATGATGAGGTGGTGACGTGGATACCTACCGAACCCTTTCCTGAGAAAGTAAAGTCATACGCCGGCCAAATTTACGCCCACAACGCGGCGTTTGAACGGCTGATCTTCTGGTACGTCTTGCAGATAAATTTCAAGCTGGAGCAGTTCGTCTGCACCGCAACACAAGCCCGCGCCAACTGCGCCCCTGGCTCACTTGAAGACGTTGGCCGGTTTGCTGGCGCGTCCATGAAGAAAAGTCACCGTGGCGCTCAGTTGATCCGCTTGCTGTCGATCCCACAGGCCGACGGCACGTTCAGGCAAGACCCTACGCTCATGGCCGAGATGATTGATTATTGTGAAATGGACGTTAAGGCTATGCGCTCTATCAGCAAGGCGTTGCGCCCACTGTCAGCGGACGAACTGACCGACTACCACGTCAACGAGCGCATTAACGATCGTGGCGTGTTGGTGGACGTGCCCCTGTGCACCGCCGCCATCAAGTTCGCCAGCGATGAGCTGGTCGAGATCGAACAGATTGTGGCCGAGGTAACCGAAGGCGAGATCACCAGCGTCAGGTCGCCTAAGATGCGCCAGTGGGTGATCGACCGCGTAGGGCCACAGGCTTTGAAGCTGATGGAAACCTACAAAGACGGCGAGAAGAAATATTCAATTGACAAAACTGTGCGAGCCAATTTGCTTGCAATGGAGAACCCAGATGAGATACCGCCCGCTGTTGCCGAGGTCATCCAATGCGCGGATGATTTATGGGCCTCTTCGGTTGCGAAGTTCAGCCGCCTTGCATCTCTTGCAGACGTCGAGGACAACCGAGTCCGAGGAGCTTTCGTGTTTGCTGGAGGATCTGCGACAGGTCGAGCTTCAAGCTACGGAGCCCAGGTTCACAATTTCGCTCGCAAGTGCGCCAAATCGCCCGAGGACGTTAGAACTGCAATGGTCAGAGGCCATGCAATTGTTCCTCAGTTTGGCAAGCGCGTTACAGATGTCCTCAAAGGAATGCTCCGGCCCGCACTGATACCGGCTAAGGGAAAGTCCCTAGTCGTGGCCGATTGGGCGTCCATCGAAGCCCGTGCCAACCCTTGGCTGTCTAACTGCCCAGCCGGTGAGCGCAAACTGGCCATCTTTGCCAACGGCGAAGACGTGTACAAGGTCAACGCCTCGGCCACCTTTGGCGTGGCCGTCGATCAGGTCACCGGCGAGCAACGCCAGATTGGCAAGGTTCAAGAGTTGGCTTGCGGCTTTGCCGGTGGCGTAGGTGCTTTTGCTGCGATGGGTCGTGCCTACGGTGTGCACCTGCCTGAGTCGGATGCCAAGCGCATGGTAGACGCATGGCGTAGGGCAAACCCGTGGTCGGTGCCTTACTGGCAAGACTTGGAAGAAGCCTACACCCGCGCCATGCGAAACAAAGGCCATGAGTTCAGCGTGGGGCGGGTTACCTATCTATATGATGGTCAGCATCTCTGGTACGCTCTGCCCTCCGGTCGCGTCCTGTGTTACCCGTTTGCCAAGCTGGAAGCCGACGGCGTGACCTACGCCAAGGCCGCATGGAAACCGGCAGCAGATGCGACCGAGTGGCCACGTGCAAGGCTTTGGAAAGGGTTGGCGTGTGAGAATATCACCCAAGCCACCGCCAACGATCTGCTGCGCCACTCACTGCGCCAGCTCGACGACGTGGTGCTGCATGTGCATGACGAGATAGTGTTGGAAACCGACCGGCCTGAAGAGATGGCCGTGCGGCTCAAAGAGGTGATGTGTACGCCACCCGAATGGGCTAAGGGTTTACCCCTTGGCGCAGAGGTAGCGATCATGTCGCGTTACGGCAAATAAAAAGCCCGCTGGCAGGCGGGCTTTAACTGGAGCACTAACTTGGAATTCTTGGAATTTATCACAAAACTCGCCCCAACTGGCGAGACAGCACTAATTGTCCGACAAAAACCACAATTAAAAGACGGCCAGATCCAACTTCACGCCGACGGCGCAGTCAAGTGCACATGGCCAGCGTACTTGCCCACCAAGGGCACCAAGCCCAAAGAAGCGTGGTACGCCAACACCGCCAGCTTCGTCGTTGACCGCTTCACCGATGGCCGCGTGTCAGCGTCCGCAGCCAACTGCGAGTACATCCTCGTCATGATGCTGGACGACATTGGCACCAAGTCCAAGGTGCCGCCCATCGCCCCAACGTGGATCATGGAGACGTCGCCTGGCTCGTTCCAATGGGGCTACGCCTTCGTTGACCAGCCCACCAAGGCCGAGTTCAGCGCGGCCATCCGCGCCATCGCAGATGCTGGCTACACCGACCCAGGTGCTTGCAACCCTGTGCGCAACTTCCGGTTGCCTGGCTCGGTCAACCTGAAGCCAGACCGCAACCTGTTTGAGTCGCGTCTGGTCGAGTTTCACCCAGACCGCGAATACACACTAGGTGACATCTGCTTCGCCTTGGGTGTCACACCAGTCGAAGCCGACTCGCTGACCCTGCGCCCGATCCGCTTGTCGGACGACGGTGCCGACGATGTCATGGCGTGGTTGTCCCAGCAGGGTCTGCTGCTCTCCCGACCCAATGGCGAGGGCTGGGCTGGCGTGATCTGCCCCAATGGTGCCGAGCATACCGACGGCAACCCCGAAGGCCGGTACATGCCCGCTAATCGCGCCTACTGTTGCCTGCACTCGCACTGCGTAGACTTTGATTCCCGCATGTTCTTGCAATGGGTAGCCGACAATGATGGCCCCAGCCATACGCCTGGGCTTCGCGAAGAACTACTGGCGCAGGCGATGGACTCAGCCCTGTCTAAGATCAGCCCCACGCCAGACTACCCCAACGTCGCCGCTGCTGTCGTCGCCGAGGTTGAGCGCAAAGAGTTAGGCCGCATTGAGAAGGCCGAATGGTTTGAAAGGTTTGCGTACATCCAAGTAGATGATGCGTTCTTCGACATGCAAGACCGCCGTGAGATCAGCAGGCACACTTTCAACGCCCTGTTCCGTCACATAGATTGCAAGTCAGTTCACAACAGTAAACGCCGCATTGAAGCAGGCACATCGTTCGATGAGCTACGCCAAGCCAAGGGAGCCAAGGCTCTGGTCGGTGTCACTTACGCCGCCGGTGAGTCCGTGTTGGTCGCTCGTGACGGCATGGTCTACGGCAACCGCTGGCGCGATGCGCGACCCAAGGCCGCGCCTGGTGACGTCAGCCAGTGGCTCGCGCACGTCGAGCGCATGGTACCTGAGAAGTTCGAGCGTGAACACCTGCTCAACGCGCTGGCGCATAAAGTGCAGTTCCCCACACACAAGATCAACCATGCCATCCTGATGGGCGGCAACCACGGGTCGGGCAAGGACACCCTCTTTGCGCCGTTCTTTTGGGCGATCGGTGGACGCGCCAAGGTGAATTGCAGCATGATCAAGAATGAAGACCTGACCTCTCAATGGGGCTACGGGCTGGAATGCGAAGTGATGGAGATCGCCGAGCTACGCCAAGCAGAGGCAAAAGACCGCCGCGCATTAGAAAACCACCTAAAGCCCATCATCGCCGCGCCGCCAGAGTACCTGATGGTCAACCGTAAGGGTTTGCACCCATACTACGCCCTGAACCGCGTGTTCGTGGTCGCGTTCAGTAATGAGCGCGTGGCCATCAGCATCCCCAGCGAAGACCGCCGCTGGTTTGTGATCTGGGCAGAGGCATCTAAGCTACCAGAGGCTCAGGCGGTGAGCTTGTGGAACTGGTACCAGCACCGTGGCGGCTTTGAAGCCGTCGCCCATTACCTACACACCCGTGACGTGTCAGCGTGGAACCCGTCAGCACCGCCGCCTATGACTGAGGCCAAGGCCATCATGGTCGAGCATGGCATGAGCACCGCCGAGTCGTTCTTGGTTGACCTCATGCGCCGCCGCGCTGGCGAATTCTCGCGCGGTGTCGTTGGTGGCCCGTTCCATCCGATCTGCGACCGTTTGCAGGGTCAGGCACCTGTCGGGGTCAAGATAGTGCAGGCCGCGCTGCTCCACGCGCTGAAAGAAGCCGGATGGGTGGACATGGGTCGAATCAAGTCGCGGGACTACGACAGCAAAAAGCACGTTTTTTGCGTCCGTGAGATGGTCGATATATCGAAGTCAGACCTGCGCCGGATGGTCGAGCAATAAAAAAAGAGCCCCCTGTGAGGGGGCTCGTTAAGTTTAGGCAACTGCTCAGAGGCCAAGCAGAACGGCTAGTATAACGGCTATCAAGGCCGCGCAAATGGTTAGCATTTCAGCACCTCTATTTTTTGATCGTTTTCTATATCGTGCGGATAAAAGCTAAACCCTATATTGTTTTCCCGACTACACCGCACCACAATTGCGCTTGGCGCAAGCCCGTTGGGTAATTCTGGGCCTATGTAATAAATCGTTCCAACAACTTGATATTTAAATCCTGACATATCAACCGGTTTGCCTTTGCGGTCAAAGATTGCTTCGCCGTGCAAATGCCACGATACTTTTACGCGGTCACCTATTTTCATTTCAGCGCCTCGGCTTCGATCTGGTCAATGATGGCGTGGGGAAGCAGCCCTTGCACGTCATGCGCGCCTAAGTAGGCATTGACCAGTGTGGCGCGCGCAGGTTCGGTTTCTTCACCCCAGTCAATCTCTAAATAGCATGTCAGCGTGTCACCGTTCGGGTGATCAAAAGTGAATTCAGTTTCACCGATACCGCGCGCCGGTGTCATACTGGCCATAAGGCATTCGTCGAGCTCTTCGCGGAGCTCGCGCGTCATGTCTTCCAGCGCGCCCATGTCGTCGCTCAGTCGCTCATTCTCAGCCACTGATTCACCCAGCGCGCGCGTTAAGTCGTCGATTCGCGCCAGTAGGTCAGCGCGGTCGATATCGCCCGCAGCATATGCGGCCCGTTCATGTTCGATTGTGTTCATTCTAAAACCCCCAAAAAATTAATTGCGTCCTGTTGTCTTGCAAAGTCAGCCACCCAGACCGCCAGCCCGTCACTGTCGCGCTCATACACTGACCACTGGTCAGCCACGTTATCCGCGCATTTAGTCCAGCCTTCGCCTTCGCGCATAGTGCCGGTCATCTCATACTTGAATTTGTTCATGGTGTCATGCTCCAAAAATAAAGAATAAAGGGTAATGCAATGAAAAAAGCAAACCCCAGCGCGTCGAAAAATTGTCGTGTTGTCATAGGATCCCCATAAAGTGGCCGTCGTCGTCAAAAACTGCCACGTAGAACCCGCGCGGGCTCCCATGCACCTGATAAGACCATGCCTGCATGTCCTGCATGGCCAGCTTGTCAGCCAGCGCCTGAGCCTGGCCCTTGTGTGTGTAGTAGGTCATATATTGCAGCACCCGCAGCATGGCGAGTCGATACAGCGCCCACGTTTATTTTGAAAGTATTCACGCCCCCCGGCATTCCACAGGTGCGACACGTACGCGCCACGCGCGCGGGCCAAGTAGATTTCCTCCGGCTCCGGCTCCGCATGCGTGGCCGTGTCGAGCTCCGCATGCATGGAGCCGGAGGAAAT